GACAGGCTGAAGAATTCAACAGCTACTTGGTCAACCCTCGGTAGATCGAATTTCAACCGTGAGTGGCATGACACAATGTCTTCTTTCAAGCATCCGCACTTTTTCGGCGCTGATTTATCAAATCAAGATGCGTCCATGTTTCGTGAAGCCATGCTAGACCAAGCTGGCATCCGGTTTGAAATGCTTGGGCGCGACCTGCAAACGGAGCAGAATTGGAAGCGCATGTCGAATTTATACATACAGATTGTTTATTCGCTTATTGTGCTTGCGCAGGGTGAAGTGGTGGAAAAAGACACTGGTAACCCATCCGGATCTGGCAACACTATCACGGATAACACTATGATTCTTTTTCGGTGTTATGCTTATTCTTGGTTGCTACTCTGGTTGGAGAAATATAATTCCTTTGCGGTCTTTCAATTCCAAGATGAATTTCGCTACTCTACCTATATGAAGCATGTCATTGCGCGCATTATTGGCGACGACTCGCTTCTCAACATCTCGGATCATGCACTAGCTGTGTTTCATATTCGTGCTATTGTGCGTGCTATGTGGTCTTTGTTCATAGTGCTGAAGCCCGAGAATGAGGAACCCCTTGCGGATTTTCAAGAGCTTTCTTTCTGCTCACACACAACCAAAACTTATTTCGGGACGTATGTGCCTGTTATGGAATACTCCCGTGGCGTCGCTTCTCTTGGATGGAAAGGAGCAAGCCTATTGCATCGTGCGGGTGCGGAAGTAAATGATCCGAGCGTGCACTATACACTGCAAAGAGCATTGGACATCAGACGCGAGGGCTTCTGGAATGATCGCCTTTTCGCGCTTGCTGATGCGTTTGTGCGCTGGATACTCGAGGAATATGCACCACTGCTTTCAAAGCCTGCAGCCAACGGCCCAATTGCTGGAAAGCCGCTTGAGGATATCTTGTCTTCGTATCTTTCAGAGCAAGCCTTGATTTACCTCTATACTGGCAAAGAGTCCGTTGTTAAGCAGTGTGCGGGGGCGAGCGGCCGATCGCCTCAAAAGAGTGTCGAGCGCCAATTCCAGTTGTGCGTTTTCGGTATCTCTATGCCACCCAAACAGACCAAGAAGTTCTCCGAGCGTTTCCACGACGCCGTTGTAGAGCCTCTTGAAGCCGCTGCTGATCGAATAACACGGGCACCTGTTCGTGTAATCAATTCAATAGCGGGAACCAAACTCGATCCTCTGGGAACAGCTTTTCACAAGCAAGTTTTTACAGAGACAGATTCGAAAATGAGTTCGAGCGGAAAGAAGAAGGCTCACTCGAAGAAGAAGCGCAAGTCGCACAAAGGCAGCAAAAAGATGTCCATTGGCAAAGCTACTGCCATCATTGCAGGCCAAGCGCGCAATGCTTCTTCTGCGCGCCGACGACGCGCTTTCAAAAAATTCAACAAGTCCATCGGGAAATCCAAGGCGCCTGTTGCAATGCTTGGTGTCCGTGGAGCTCGCCCTCGGAATATTCAGCTGAATACCTCCGCTGGATTGACCATGAAGGGCGGTGTTATCTCCGGTGTGACTGAACTTACCCCCGATTTGATTGTCAACACTTCTGAGGACATTGCTGGCACTGTTTTGATTACGTTGCCAATCAATGCTCTTGCAATTGCTCCCGGTTCGCGGTTCTCAAATTTCGCAGCCAATTACGATGAGATGCTTTTTTTGGAGTGTCAGGTGTGTATCGAACCCGATATGCCTTACACGGATTCCATCATGATTGCAGGTGGCTTGGAACATGACCCACTTGATGACATTCCTGCGCCGGGTGGCATTGTTGACGTTGCCAAGTACATGGAGCACGAAAATTTCCACGCGGAATCATTACTCAAGTCCACGAAGGCTGGCGCTGCGTTCCCGAAGGATAAGCGCGCTGTTGTGAAGGGCGGAAAGGGTCCTAAGTCTGGTATGTACTATAACCGGCTCCCATCCGCAACCACTGAACTCACAACTGTACAGCAGGGCACTATTATTATCTTCGTGCACACGGCAGATCAAGGCACT